TACAGCAGGCTCTTGGAGCAGATAACAGTGCTAGAGGCGCAGGTGGCAGCATTAGAGTCTCCTAGCACAGTTTCTAGTAAAAGTAAAGATAAACCTTGACATAATACCCTAATTATGTTATAATAGTACCATCAAATCAAAGATACTTTAAAAGGATAATATCTTACATGACAGACCACGAATTAGAGCTCTACTTTAGAGACATGAACGAACTCTTCCGCACATCAGGCTGGAAAGCACTCGTTGAGGATCTAAAGCTGAGCATCCCTAACCTTAACTCAGTAGAAGCTGCCAAAGATGAGAAAGACCTTTACTTCCGTAAGGGTCAATTGAACATCATCGGCACCTTCCTGAACTTAGAAGAAACAACACGTATAGGTCAAGAGGAGTCTCAGCGTACTGAAGATCCTATAGAGGCTGATTACGCTGATGTTTAAATACTTCGATTACAAGTGTGCCGTAGGGCACGTTAATGAACATATGGTTAAAGGCTCACCAGACACTGTTAAGTGTAAAACGTGTGATGCCTTAGCAACCAGACAACTTTCCTCTCCTCGTTCTTTATTAGATCCATTCTCTGGCGACTTTGCTGGGGCCACTATTAAGTGGGCTAAGGATCATGAACGTGGTAGAGCAAAAGCAGAGAGAGCCAACCCCTAAACCTAGGAAGCTTTCATTTTTAATCACTCTCCATAATACTAAGGTACGGAGTTTAATATGGCAGCAGTTATCCTCGAAAATGAGGAATTAAGTGAGCGTTTTGATAGCTTAGATGATATGTCTACAGAGTCACAAGTAGCACAGGAAGCCCCACAGGCTAACCCTGAACCTTCTAATGAACCTGAGGCAATCCCAGACAAGTACAATGGTAAGTCACTTGAAGATGTAGTTAGGATGCACCAAGAAGCTGAAAAGCTATTAGGTCGTCAATCTTCTGAAGTAGGTGATCTACGTAATGTAGTCGATAGTTATATCAACACACAACTCCACGATCAAGCTCCTACAGCTAAGGTCGAACCAGATGAAGATATAGATTTCTATTCTGATCCTGAGAAAGCAATTAGTCGCGCAATTGACAACCACCCGTCCGTAAAGGCAGCACAAGAATCAACGAGAGCTTATCAAAAGCAAACCTCAATGGCTCTGCTTAAAGAAGATCATCCAGACATCCCAGAGATCGTAAGCGATCCTAAGTTTGCTGAGTGGATTCAAGCCTCTAAGATACGTACTCGGATGTTTGTGGCGGCAGATCAGCACTTTGATACCGAGGCAGCTAATGAGCTCTTCTCCTTATGGAAAGATCGCTCTGGTGTAATCAATCAAACTATTCAGGCTGAGAAAGAAGGAAGACAGAAGGCTGTCAGGGAAGGATCTAATGGTTACACACGCGGTAACCCAGATTCAAGTACTTCCAAAAAGATCTATAGACGAGCTGATATTATTAAACTAATGAAAACAGACCCAGAACGCTACTTAGCACTTTCAGACGATATCCAACAGGCATACGCTGAGAAACGGGTCAAATAACCTTACACACTACAAAATAGAGAGAAATTAAACATGGCTACTTCAGTATATCCAGCAACTGGCGGTATGGTAGATAACACTTCAGCAGCAAGTTTCATCCCAGAGATTTGGTCTGACGAAGTAATTGCAGCATACGAGAAGTCTCTTGTACTTGCTCCTTTAACTAAGAAAATTGCAATGCAAGGTAAGAAAGGCGATACTATCCATATCCCTAAGCCTACCCGTGGCGTTGCTTCTGCTAAAGCAGAGAACACAGCAGTAACTATTCAGAACGCTACTGAGTCAGAAGTACTAGTTACTATTGACCAGCACTTTGAATATTCCCGTATGATCGAAGATATCACTAACGTACAAGCTTTAGCTTCCCTACGTCAGTTCTATACTGGTGATGCAGGCTACGCATTAGGCAAGCAAGTAGACAGCGATCTATTCGGCCTAGGTAAGAAGTTTGGTGATGGTAATGGTTCTAGCTGGCACACAAGTGCTGCCTTCTACAACGATGCTGCTAACGGCACCTCAGCTTACACTGCTGACACTGTTGTTGCTGCTGACGTATTCGCTGACAGCTTCCTACGTGACATGGTTCAGAAGATGGACGATGCCGACACCCCAATGGACGGACGCTTCTTAGTGATTCCACCTTCAATGCGTAATGCAATCATGGGTGTTGATCGTTATGTTTCTAGTGACTTCGTTAACGGCCAAGGTGTTGTTAATGGTAAGATCGGTGAGTTGTACGGTATCGACATCTATGTGTCTACTAACTGTCCTACTCTTGAGACTGCTGCTGAGAACGCTGCTTCTGGTGGCGGTGCTATCCGTGGTGCTCTATTGGGTCACAAAGACACTATGGTCTTGGCTGAGCAACAGGGTGTACGCTCTCAAACACAGTACAAGCAAGAGTTCTTAGGAACTTTGTACACTGCTGACCGTTTGTACGGTACTCAGGTATTGCGCCCAGAGACTGGCTTTGTAATGGCAGTTAACGGTTAAATATAACTAACCACTGAGGGAGACTAGAGTACTTAAAACTGCTCTAGTCTCCCTTTTTTTCTTTTGATTTAACAACGGTGGTAAAACATGGCCATATTTCGTGGAACAGGCGGCTCAGGAGACTCAACACAAGACTCTTCGTTGAACGCAGTAACCCAACAGGCAACTAATGCCAATGCTTCAGCAGTTGATGCTTTAGCCTCTCAAAACGCCTCTTCAGTGAGCGCAACTAACTCAGCTAACTCAGCTACAGCTTCAGAAACTAGTGCTGCTAACTCAGCCGCTAGTGCCTCAGCATCATCTTCTTCTGCATCATCTTCAGCGTCAGAAGCAGCTAGTGCTTTAACATCCAAAACCAACGCAGCAACTTCAGAAACTAACGCAGGAACAAGTGAAACTAATGCAGGCACCTCAGCATCAGCAGCAGCATCATCAGAATCTAACGCCTTATCAAGTGAGAATGCTTCTTCAACGAGCGAAACGAACGCAAGCAATTCTGAATCCAGTGCCGCTTCAAGTGCGTCTACAGCTACGACTAAAGCGTCTGAAGCTGCGTCTAGCGCGTCTGCTTCACTAGCATCTTCAGGTGCCTCAGCCAGTTCAGCTACAGCATCAGCAGCTTCGGCAGCTAGTGTTCTAGTATCGGAGTCTAACGCCTCTGCAAGTGCCTCAGCGGCAGCAGCAGACCTAGTATTGACTAATGCTGATGTAGTTAGCACAAACGCCGATGTAGTTACTACAAACGCTGATGTGGTGATAACCACCGCTGACAAGGCCTCCACGGCTGCTGATGTAGTTAGCACAAACGCCGATGTAGTTAGCGCAGAAGCAGACAAGGTACAAACAGGCTTAGACCGTGTTGCTACTAATGCTGACGTAGTGTTAGCAGAAGCAGATAAAGTACAGACTGGTCTTGATCGTATAGCCACAGGCAACGATGTCACAACCTCAGGCACTAATGCCTCTAATGCAGCCTCTAGTGCCTCAGCAGCAGCCTCTAGTGCCTCAGCAGCACAGACAGCTCAAGTAGCAGCAGAGCTTGCAGAGACCCACGCAGAGACCGCAGAGACCAACGCTGAGACAGCGGAGACCAATGCTGAGCTTGCAGAGACTCATGCTGAGACCGCAGAGACCAATGCAGTAACAGCTAAAGTAGCCGCAGAGCTAGCCGAAGTACACTCAGAGACCGCACAAGCGGCAGCATTAGTATCTCAGAATGCCGCCTCAGCTAGTCAGTCATCTGCTACAGCTTCGGCCTCAAGTGCTTCCTCCTCAGCTACTAGTGCGTCTTCTAGTGCTAGTGATGCACAGTCAAGTGAAGATGATGCAGCTATCTCAGAAACAGGTGCAGCTTCTAGTGCCTCAGCAGCAGCTTCAAGTGCTTCTGCCAGTTCTGCATCTGCTACAAGTTCATCTAACTCAGCAGCCACGGCTACTACACAAGCAAACACATCTACTGCTTCTAAGAACGCAGCAGCGGCTAGCGCGACTACAGCTTCGACCCAAGCAGCTAATGCCTCAACCAGCGCGACTACAGCAACGACTAAAGCAACTAGTGCAACTAACTCAGCTTCTACAGCTACTACTAAAGCAAGCGAAGCATCTTCCTCAGCTTCTAGTGCATCTTCAAGTGCTACTTCAGCACAGTCAAGTGAAGACGATGCAGCTATCTCTGAGACGAATGCGTCTAATAGTGCGTCTGCAAGTGCAAGCTCCGCGTCAAGTGCTTCAGGTTCAGCTTCCACAGCAACTACTAAAGCAAGCGAGGCTCTTTCATCTAAGAACGCAGCAGCCACTTCGGAAACGAATGCAGCCTCTTCGGCATCTACAGCTACGACTAAGGCAGCTACAGCAACTACACAGGCTGGTATAGCAACTACTAAAGCAAGCCAAGCAGCTACCTCAGCTACTAACGCAGCTTCTAGCGCCTCTGGTGTCAATACATCCGTAGCTTCATTCCAAGGTCAGTATGTCTCACAGGCGTCAGCACCTAGCTCACCTTCAGTGGGTGATCTTTGGTTTGATACTACTAATGACATAATGAAAGTATACAACGGTGCTAGTTGGGCTAATGCTGGTTCTTCTGTGAATGGTGTAGAGAACTCAGTTCAGCACATTGCTACAGCAGGTCAGACAACTTTTTCTGCTACATACGATGCTGGATATGTTGATGTCTACCTTAACGGTATTCTATTAGCTACGACAGACTATACAGCTACCAATGGTTTAAGTGTTGTACTAGATGTAGGTGCTTCAGTATCTGACGTAGTTTACATTCAAGCCTTTGGTACCTTTGCTTTAGCTGATCATTATACTAAAGTAGCTAGTGATGCTCGCTATGCACAAGAGACTTATGTAGACACAGCTATCTCAAACCTAGTTGATTCATCTCCTGCTGCCTTAGATACTCTTAATGAGTTAGCTGCTGCTCTTGGTGATGATGCTAACTTCTCTACTACGGTTACTAATAGTATAGCTACTAAACTGCCACTAGCTGGCGGCACTATGACAGGCGATACGCTACATGGTGATAAC